GAGGTCGCGCATTTTTCTATCGTTCTTTATTCAATTGTTTACACCATTGTGGCGAGGTGACGCATTTCGCGGTTCGGAGAACCGCCCCGAACGAAGTGAGGGTGCGGCACCGTAGCTTCCCCCTAAATTTTTAATATCATGTCAGAAGTTAAACAGCCGTTCTATAAATCAAAGGCTTTTTGGACGCTCGTCTCATCTATTATTGCTGCATTGGCTACCTTTTTTCTTACTTCTTGTTCTGCTCAAGCTAGGGTGCAGCGTAGTGGCATTCATATTGATACTGTCCGCGTTGATTACATCATTCGTTCTAACAATTTAACTCATATTTAGTATGCCTCCCTATGTTGCTGCCCCCTCTGCTACGGCCTCTTTTGGTCGTTCTCTTGGTCAAACTGCTGCTTCTACTGGAACTACCGGCCTGATTGGCGGTTTTTTAGGCCAGCTTTTTGGTGGTATGAACGCCCGCCGCCAATGGCGTTATCAGCAAAAGCAAATGCAGCTTCAGCAAAAGTACGCTCTAGAGCAGATGCAAAAACAGTCTGAGCTTTCCTATGCTAATTGGCAGAAACAGTTCGATTACGAGAATGCTTATAATGACCCTTCGAAAGTTTTTGACCGCTACTTGAAGGCTGGTGTTACCCCTGCTGCCGTACTCGGCTCTTCTGGTGTCGGAGTAAACGCCACTATGTCGGGTGGTTCTGCCTCTATGCCCTCTGCCTCTGGTCCTTCGGGTGGCGCACCCGTTGCTCCCGGCGGTTTTGCCGCCACCGACCCTACTGCTATTGCGCAGAATATGATGGCCCGTTCTACGGTAGATCGCAATGCCGCTGCCGCTAATCGTGATAACGCCGAAGCTGATTTGATGCGAGGTAATACTCATAGTGTTGATTGGCGCAAAGATATGGACGATCTCGAAAAGAAGGCCCTCGAGCATAATATTAACAACGTCTCCGAACTTACTCGTCTTAATCGTGCTCTTGCTGATATTCATACTGCTGATGCTGAATATGCTGACCTTATGGCTACGTACAAATTCCAGGATTTTGTGGCGATGTATTCAAAGCATGTTGAAGAGGCTAATATGATTAAGAAGTACAACGATAAGTATTTCGATTCTGTTTATGCCGCGCAAATCTCTCGTGATTATGCTGCCGCCTACGAATCTGCCGCTTCCGGTGATTTAATGAAGTCCGACACTGAAATTCAGAAGGTTCGTCTCGCCGATCTTCGCGAGTGGTTTAGCCTCAATTGGGAGACTGAAGTTGATGTTCCGGAGGTTGATAAGAAGGGTAAGCCTACGGGTAAGGTGATCAAGATGACCGGTCGTCAAATTCACGAGAAGCTTCTGGGTCTTGCCGCCTCTGAAGGCGAACAAGGGCTTTCAGGTCGTTGGTTTATGAATCGTTCTGAGAAGAACGCTTTTGGCTATTCGATGGCTCGCACCGCACTCACTGGCGCTATCGCGATCAGTGGCATGGCTCTCACTAAAGGCATGTCCTCGCCAGCTGGTTACGATGAAACTCGCGAAGTTTATGATCCTAATGGTGAATTCCGTGGAGGTGTTTACACTTCACGGCGCAATTTGAGGAAATAATGAACATCTTTTCAACCTTTTGAACTTTATCGTTTGTTTTTTTTGGTTGTATCTTTGTGTCGTAAACCAATAACTTCAATACTATGAAAAAAGGAAGTAAAAATTTCAAGGCTGGCGATTTAATTGTCGACGTTCTCGAGTACGCGTTTACCGAGTGGCTCGTTCGCCAAGGAATATTCGTTGCCTTTAAGACGAATTACGATGTCGTCGTTTCGCCCTACGGCGGTTTTCGCGACCGTTTGCGCGCCCATATTCGGCGTTCTCTTTGCAACCCGAGCTTAGGCCCTACCTACCTCATTTCCACCGCATTCTTGTTTGATGCGACGCCCGAGGGTTATGATTTTTGGTTAAAATATTCCGACGCCTGGAAGCGTTTTTATCTCAGATTTCAATCGAAGCTTTAAATTACATTGTTATGACACAGATTCACGTTGTTATTCGCCGCATCAACCCGGCTCTCAAAATTGACCTCGCCCAGGTAGGTTACCTCAAGGATGATCAATTCGTATCCCTTCCGCTCAGTGCTCTTATGGATACCCCTATCGCGCGGTTTCTGAATAGTTCTTCCATTAGCGATTCGCTTTACGTTGACCATTCGAAAGTTTTTGAGCTTGTCACTACCTGCGGTAGTCTGCCTCATTTCCGAGTTGATTTTTTTGATAGTACTCTTGTTCTCATGTTTGATTTTAATCTCGATTGCGATGAAGGCCCGTCGGAAAAAGAAAGGAAGAGGAGCTAAGGTTGTTACCCGTCCTCTTGGTGGAAGAGTTCTTTGAATGCGAAGCTCCCGGGAGAGTTTTTTCTCCCCTGGGAGTTTTCGTTCGTAGACTCACCGGATTTATCCGGTATAAAGATCGTGAAGTGGAGCCATGGAGCTCGAAGACGCGAAGCGTCCCGGCCGTTAAGGCCGTCGAGCGGCGTAACGAAACAGTTTTCGCGCTCGAAAGTACCGCCTTTCGAAGCGCAAAGTATTATTCTACGGTTATGGATCAGTTTGATTTTCGCCCCCGTTTTTCTCCCCAGATTAACGGTATTCCCTACCGCTTCTCTATTGGAGCGTATAGAGGCAGGAAGCGCGTTGTTATTGCCTGGTTTTCCGATGAAGAACCCGCTAATGATTACCTTATTCGCTGTCGTCTCGATTATCCCGCTATTAGATTTGACTGTCTTAGAAGTTTAATGTAATGCCTTGTTCATCGCCCATCTGGATACGTAATCGTCGCTATTTCGACAAGAAGAATCCCTGTCGCAATGGTTCCGACGTCGCGAGGTCCGCTTTGGCTCTCCGCCCCTGGGACATTGCACGTCAGTGGCTCATGGTTCCGTGTGGTAAGTGCGAAGACTGTTTGCGTCGTCAGCGTAATGATTGGTTCGTTCGACTCGAGCGAGAGTTAGCCTGTTGTAAAGCTAGTAGTCAGCAGGCCATTTTTATCACAATAACGATTGCTCCGAAGCATTATAACCAAGCCTTGCTTGATCCATCCTGGTTTATTCGGAGATTTAATGAACGCCTGCGTCACAAACTCGGTCATTCGTTTAAACACGCTTTTTTTCAGGAGTTTGGCACTCATCCAGAAATAGGCAATGAGCCTCGATTGCATTTTCATGGCTTTTTGTTTGGCACAAATGTTCTCTATAATACGATTCGTTCTGCTGTTCGAGACCTTGGTTTTGTTTGGTTGGCGAAAGCTACCCACAAGCGCGCTCGTTACTGCGTTAAGTATGTTACTAAACAAATTCAATTTAATCCCGAAGAAATTTCGGATAAATATGTTACTGTAGATGGAAACCCTACACCTTTATCTTGCCTCCTCCAACATCGCCGTTATACGCGAAAATTCGTATCTGCTGGCGTTGGTGATTTTCTTGGTTATATGCCTCGTCCTTCTGCTCGTACTTCGTCGTGGTCTTATTTTGACTTCGAGACACGTGTCAATTATAACTACTCGATTCCTCGATATTACC